GATACTGTTATTGCGGATGATATCCGAGACTTCTTGTTCTCTGTCCTATCTAAAGCAGCAGACACCTACAATGAACCCTTACCTAGCGGAGATACAAAAGCTACCTCTGTTAAGGTTTATCGTTCTATTGATAACTCAGGTAATATTACTTTCAGCGTCACTTTAGCTGGTAATACTGTAGTTAATCCATATATCTCTACACTAGGTACATATGAATAATGGTAGCATTTAATAATAATAAACAAGAAACACAAGAGATCAAACAGTATATTAAACCACATAAGGTTAATAAACTATCTGATCCAAAGGAAAAAGTAGAACCACGTAAAGAAAACAGGACATTACCTATTCGTGGTCAAAGCTAAATAAAATTCCATGTGTCCTTATTGGTTTGTGGGTGTACCATAGGAATGTAAACACCCTCTATTAAATATAAATAAGATTGATTGATATGAACTCTAGACGAGTTAAAGGAGAAACGATGACACCTCAAGGTTACATGGAAAAAGTATCTGATGCAGAATTGATTAACATTATTGAAGCTGGTGTAGCTTCTTCTGTTGGTGATTTCTTAAACAGTGCTGACTTAGCAAAAGAAAGAAAGAAAAGTACTTTAGAGTACGGTATGATTCCAACAGATCATCTGTCACCACAAGGAGTCTCTCAAATTGTTTCTTCTGATACTGTAGAAGCAGTTGATGGATACACTGCTATTCTAGCAGAGTTAATGTTTAACAATAATAAGATTGCTCGCTTTTTACCTACTGGTAAGACACCAACCCACTTAAAGAAAGCAAAGATTGCTTCTGCACTCACTAACTATTTTATTTTTAAGAAATGTAATGGTTGGGAGGTCTTTAATACATGGGTAAAAAGTTCTCTGCTATGGAAGAATGCTATCGTAAGATGGGACTATATTGAAGATTTTGAATATAAGTTTGAAGATTACGAGGAGATTGATCAAGCTGAACTAGATATGAAGCTTTCAGATACTAACACAGAAGTTGTTGGTAATCTAGACTATGAGCTTGATTTAAAAACTCTAGAAGATGGCTCTCAAGAGTATATGCCTGTTTATAAGAATGTACGATTAAGAACTAAGATCTATAAGAGTCGTATAGATCTTACCAATGTACCTCCCGAATCATTCCGTATTACCCGTGATGCAACAGCTATCGATAATGCTCACTTTGTTGGTATTCAAATGGAAATGACTAGGTCAGAAATTCGTAAGTATTACCCTGACATTGCAGATAATATTAATTGGGATACTATTGGTGAAGGTTCGTCACACTGGAATACAAAGTATACAGAAGAAACAGCTACTCGTAAACATTTAGTAGGACAAGAATACTGGATGGGTTCTCAATCCCTAGAAATTTACCCCACGGAAGCTACTAGAGAAGTTACTGTTATTGAATGTTGGATTCGTGTTGATAGGGATGGTGATGGTATTGCTGAATTAAAGCACTTAATCATTGCTGGTGACTCAATCTTATTAGAAGAAGATGTAGACTACATTAACTTAGCATCTATTACTCCTATTGAAATTCCACACGAATTCTATGGACTATCAATTGCTGACATTATTCGTCCTTCTACTCTAGCATCTACAGCTATTCTTCGTGGTTTCGTTGAGAACGTATACCTAACTAACTATGCACCTAAGTTAGCTGACCCTAACGTAGTTGATTTCTCTGCTCTTCAGAATATGAAGCCTAAGCAGTTAATTCCTACTAATGGTAATCCTAATGGTGCTGTTGCTTCTCTGACCCCTGATACAATCAGTACTGGTACTGTACCTTTACTAGAGATGTTACAGCTACATAAAGAACAAGCTACTGGTTTGTCTAAAGCTGCTCAAGGTTTAAATGATACACTGTATGTATCAGGTAACTCTGAGGAAAAGATGCAGAGAGCTATGACTGCTGCACAGGTACGTATCCAATATATGGCTCGTAGATTCGCAGAAACTGGTTTTAAGAGGCTAGTTGAGGGTGTATACAAGATGATCCGTGATAAATTCGCTGGACAGAGTGTTAACTTTTATGATAGTAATGAGTATTTATTATCAATTGACCCTGCAGATTTACCGGATGACATGGAAATGTTAATTGATATTGATGTTGGTGAGCATTCAAACTCTAATATTACTAAGAAAATGCAGATTGTTGGCTCACAGGTACTCCCTGCATTACAACAAGCTGGTGCTGGCGGTATTGTTAGCCCATCTGCTGCTGCTAATATTGCAGCTAAGACCTTAGAGTCTCTAGATTTAGACCCACTAGACTATATTGTTGACTATACAACTGAAGAGTTTGCAAATCAAGCAATGCAATCTAGACAAAATGAAATGATTGCTGCTGAAAAGGCTAAACAACTTGAAGAGAAGATTAAGCTACTTGATGCAATGCAAAGAGAAGCCACTATTGGTCTTACTAATGTGCAGGGTAATAACGCTATTCAAGATAATACCCGTCAAATGATGATGTCTATTGATAAGTCACATCAAGAATGGGCTAAACTAGCTATTCAAGCGGCTAAAGAAGGTGTTGAAGCCCCTAAGAGACCTGATATTCAGGAAATGTTTATGATGGCTAAGATGGCTATTAGTATGACCACCACAGATGCTAAGACAATGGCTGGAACTCCCCAATCAGAGCAACAAGAAGGCCCCGCAGCTGAGACAACTGAAGCTCCAGGGCAGATGTAATAGATTTATTAGTTGGTTCCTAATAGGAGAAAGTATTATTTTTCCTATTAGGACAATACCTTAGGGTAATACAATAACATTTCGGTAATTTATGGACAAATATAGAAAAAATTTTAACGATAAGGTGAAACCTAAAATAGATCCTGTAACAAAAGAACGTATTATTGAACCATTTCGTGATGCTCAAAAGGCATTGGCTGTGGCTTCTTTTGTTAAAGTAGATCGAAATGTTTTCTTTGATGACGCTTATTCTGATATCTTATCAGATCTCTTTGTTACATGGCTTAAGACTGAGCCACATGCACAGAAAGAAAGAGAATATCTCTATCATACAGCAATGGCATTAGGTAGTGTAAAAGAGAAGCTAATCCAATATGAAACATATGGTTTTAACACACAATATTTTCCCGTAGCAGAGCAGAACGAGGAAGAAAAGGAAAACAATGACGAATACCAATAAAGCTCTAGAAGCTTTAGTCTCCTCTAAATCACAAATGATTAAGGAGATTGCAATGGCTGGCCCAGTACGGGCACAGAATTTTGCAGCACTATTAGTAAATATTAATAATGCAATTAAAGTACTACAAGAAGAAGAAGATAATTCTGTAGTAAAATTAGAAGCTCAAGCGCCTGCCCGTAAGGTTGGACGCCCAGCTGCTATTAAAGAATAACGGACACAAGGATAAAGAATTATGACACGAGAGAACCTCTCTACCTCGACACCTGCCAGTGAGTATTCACGGGCGGACTTTGAACGAGATGACATGGCATCTAGTGCTGAGTTGGAAGCTAAAAGCCTCGGCGACATTCTAAAGAACTCTCCCGCAGCGGAGTTTTTAAACTTAGGATCTCTACCACAAGAGGATGATGTTGTCCCAACTCCGGAAGACTCAGAGGAAGAAGAAAAAGAAGTCCCAGAAGAGACCTCTGAAGAAGCCGAAAATGACTCAGATGAAGAACAGAATCAAGAAGATTCAGAAGAAGAAAGTGCAGATGAGGATGATAAGTCTACCCAAGATACTGACCTACCTTTAGAAGAAGATATTGATTGGGAATACAAGATTCCAGTTACCGTAGATGGTAAGACGGAATATGTTACCCTAGAGGAAATCCGTAAGGGTTTTGCTACTGATAAACATCTGTCTCAGAAGGGACGAGAATTAGGTGAACTAAGGAAAGAAATCGAAGCAGAACGTGATGAAAAGCTAAAAGAACTAGTTGTCATTGGAACTACATTAAACTCAGATCTAATGTCAGCTGAACAAAATTTAGCATCACAGTATCATAGTATCGCAAAAGAAATTGAAAAAGCTCGTGAAGATAATGATACATACACTGCAAGAGAATTAAAAGAGAAACAAGAAGAAGTTCAGAAGAATTATTGGGCTGCACGTAATAAACGTGAAAGTGCTGGTAAAGTGTTAGCGGAGCAATTCGAAAAAGTTCAGGCAGAAGAGCAGCAAAAATTACTCCAACAGTTTAGTACTGATATCCAGGATTTAATTCCAGGATTCGATGAGAAGACTGCCACAAGTATTCGCCAATTTGCTATTGAAGAGGGTATTCCCGAAACATTATTAGACTCAGTCTATGATGCTAAGATAGTTAAATTTATTGATGAATTCCGCAGACTTAAAACAGCAGCAAACAAGGGAGCGGCGAAGCGCAAGTCAGCGCCCACTGCGAAAGCAATCCCAATTAAAAAAGGTAAGACACAGAACGCCAAAGACCAGGCTAAACAACAAGACACTCGGTCGAAGGTACTTTCTGGAGCTGCCTCAGCAGATGAACAAATTGATTTCTTAAAAAGTATTTCCACAGTGAGCCGCAAATTTTAAAACATTATCTTAACTTATATGGAGATTTAAAATGGCCGGAAGAACTTTTAGCACTGCCTCACCTACCAACATTGGTCAGCGTGAGGATTTAGCAAACTTTATTTCAATGATCAGCCGTGATGAGACACCTTTCTTATCATCTATCGGTAAAACCAAAGCAACCGCAATTTTCCACGAGTGGCAAACTGACGAGTTAGCAACCCCCAAGTCAGCTGCTGTTGCTGAAGGCGTGTCCTACAGCACTCAAGCTTCTGCTCAAGTTGCAGAGCCAGTACGTAGCCGCTTAGGTAACTACACCCAGATCAACTCAAAGACCGTTACCGTTACTGGTACTAAGCGTGCTGTTGATCAAGCTGGTGTTGCTGATGAGTACGCATACCAGCTCAAAAAGCGTGGTACCGAACTACGTCGTGATGTCGAATTCGATATGATCCAAGCATGGAACAACTCAAATGGTTCTGGCACCCGTACCTTTGGTGGTTACGAAGCTTGGGCTAACGTTAACGTAGTTGACGCCTCTGGCGGTATCTATGCTGCACCTGCTACCAAAGGTATTGGTACTGCTGGTGTATTAACCGCTGCAAGCGGTACTGAAGCTGCACTATCACTATCTAGCATTGATAGCCTAATGCAGACTATTTATGAAGCCGGTGGTAAAGCTACCAAGCTCATGACCTCTCCTGCTAACCGCCGTGCATTCTCTGCTCGTGCTCAAGCAGCTGGTTCTGCTAGCTCTAACGCTGGTGACGGTAACGTTCGCCGTAACATCGATGCTGATGGTAAGCTTCGTCAGTCAGTTGAAATCTACATGTCTGACTTCGGTGATATCATGGTAGTTCCTAACTACATCATGGGTCTATCACACACTGTAGATGACGTTGATGTCAAAGACTTCACCGCACTAGTATATGATCCCCAGTGGTTTGCATATGCTGCTCTACGTCCTATGCAGGAAGTAGAACTTGGTCAAATGGGTGACTCTATCATCGGTCAAATCGTTGAAGAAGGCTCATTAGAGTGCCGTAACCCTGCTGGTTGCGGTATGGTTGTTGGCTTAAGCGGCGCTTAATTAACTAACACCTATAAGGGAGGGAGGGTAACCTCTTTCCCTTTTTTAATTCTAGGAGAAACATATGGAATGTTTAAAAATTACCGCATCTAATGGTACTTACCAAATTGTACCTGATAGTAACGTAGTTAATATTGGTTGTGCAGCTAATAGTAATAACAACAGTGGTAAGATCACCTCTGTTAAATACCTAAATGGAGCTAATGCTGCTGCACCAACATTAACAGTAGTAGCAACAGTAGCAGCTTGGGATGGTACCAATACTAAGTATGAGTATGGTTGCCTAACTGAGACAGGTGAATTACACGTTTATTTAACTAATTAACTAGTTATTTAATAAGGGCACATCAATGAAATTTAAATCACAAGACGGGAATGAAAATAGCTTCTCCGTCAATATGAATGAAAACGGATATAAGCTAGAACAAGATGTTCAGGCATACAAAGATTATGCTTCATTAGAAAGGCAAAAAGATGAGGTATCTTACGCAGGTCGTAGATATAGATCATTTGCTATCATTCCAGATATTGTAGCTATTGATATCTTAAATAAACATGGATTAGATATTCACTCACCAGATTTTATGAGTGATCCATCTCAACTTAGAAAACTAAAAAGACTTATTGAGACTGAATATCCATTATTAAAAACAAGCAATGTGAAAGCATTATAAGGAGTAATATATGGCAACACCATTATATGACGCTCTCGTAGATAAAGTACGGGACTGGAGTAATAAGAAGGAAGCAGCTACAATCCCTGATAGCGTCATTGAGGATTGCCTAGAATATTCGGCTGATCTGTGTTATTCTAAATTAAGAATACCACCACTAGAACACGTAGTAACTTATACTATTACATCTAGTAATAACACTATTAGTGAAAAATACTCTACTATTGAATTACCTTCTAATCTAGTAGAATTTATTTATATTCGTAAGAAGGACACTACAGAGCCATCTTATGTATTTAATGAGGTAACAGACTCTAGAACATTTCTTGACCCTTATGCAGATAAATATTCTATCTACCATTATATGTGGTTAAATGATGAGATCAACATATCACCACAATTAAATATAGGTGATACTCTAGAGATTGCATATTATCGTAGATTACCCGACTTAAATGCTACATATACAGTAGTACCAGTTAACTATCTTGTTGGTGTATCTAATAGCTTACAACCTTATTTAACTGTTGATGCCGGTGGTACTGCACTATACTTTGGGGTATCAGGTGGTGTAACACAATGTTTTGCTACACAAGCAGAAGCAGAGCTTTATGATGATGCTGATGAGTTTACCTCAGAAACTTTTGTAGGTAAAGAGTCACCTAATTGGTTAAGAGATAGTAAAGAAAGATTGTTAATCTGGGGTGCATTGTCAAATGTAGGTGCTTATTTGTTCGATGATAAAATGGAACAAAGGTATACTCAAAAGTTTGTAACAGAATTAGACCTAATAAATGATGAAGAAAAGAAAAGAAGAGCAAGAGGCGGTAACGTACAAATGCACTTTAATGCTAATGGGCTTATCTAAAGGAGTGAAATATGGGATATAATACTCGACCAGGTGTTGTTACTGATACACCTGATGGTGGTGTTTATGATAGCAACAGCGCTACTGCTTTAGATAATATTGCAAATAATGCCGCTGTAAACGCACTAAATTCAGCTACTAATGCCGCAAATAGTGCCACAGCTGCCTCAACCTCAGCAACTAATGCTGCAAATAGCGCTACATCTGCTACTACCTCAGCTACTAATGCTGCAAATAGTGCTACAGCTGCTGCATCTAGTGCTTCTGCTGCTGCTACCTCTGAAACTAATGCAGCTACCTCTGAGACCAATGCCGCAGCTAGTGAGACTGCAGCCGCTCTCTCTGAAACAAATGCAGCTACCTCTGAGACTAATGCTGCTGCTTCAGAAACTAATGCCGCAGCTAGTGAAGCTGCCGCAGCTACATCTGAAACTAATGCCTTAGCTAGTGGGACTGCAGCAGCTACTTCTGAAACTAATGCGGCCACATCTGAGACTAATGCAGCTACATCTGAAACTAATTCCTTAGCTAGTGAAACTGCAGCTGCTCTCTCTGAAACAAATGCTGCATCTAGTGCTTCTGCTGCTGCTACCTCTGAAACTAATGCAGCTACCTCTGAGACCAATGCTGCTACTAGTGAGACAAATGCAGCTACCTCAGAGAGTAATGCAGCAGCTAGTGCGTCATCAGCATCTACCTCCGCAACTAATGCAGCCTCTAGTGCTTCTTCAGCTGCTTCTAGCGCATCTTCTGCTTCAGCGTCTGCTGATGCGGCATTATCTGCCTTAGATAACTTTGATGATAGATATCTAGGTCAAAAAGCTAGTGACCCAACTTTAGACAATGATGGTAATGCTTTAATCTCTGGCGCTTTATACTTCAATACTACAGATAGTATAATGAAGGTATATGATGGTTCAGTATGGTTAGCCGCTTACGCATCATTATCTGGTGCTTTACTATCTATTAATAACTTATCAGATGTTAATAGTGTATCTACTTCACAGACTAACCTAGGGTTAGGTGCAACAGATGATGTTACTCACGCTTCTATCACTGCTGATACAGTGCAATTAACAGGTGGTACAGGTGCAGAGGGTACACTAGAGTGGGATACTGATGAAAATACTCTATCTCTTATTGAAAGTATCGCTGATTTAAGATTAGGTCAAGAAGTACGTTACAATGTAAGGAATAATACCGGATCTACTATTGCAAAAGGTACACCTGTATATGCTACAGGTACATTAGGTGCTTCTGGTAGAATCACTATTGCACCATATATTGCTGATGGTAGTATAGCTGCTAGATACGTCCTAGGTCTTACAACACACGATATCGCTAATGGTGTAGATGGTAAGGTATCCCACTTTGGTAAGATAAGAGGGGTAAATACCTCTGCATTTAGTGATGGTGATGTACTATACCCTAGTTCAGCCACTGC